CGCCGCGCGCCGCGCCGGGCGCCGCGCCGCGCCGCGCCCCGATCGGGGCGAGCGCCACGCCGTGCCCGGCGGACACCCCCTAGTGCCGGTCGGGGCCCGGAACGGCCAACGGGCGGGCGGGAAAGTTCGCCGACCCGGCGCAAGCCCCGCCCTGGCAAGGGTTTACGGGCCCGGCGAAAGTTTCCGCCCGATTGTGTGGCCGCTTGCCGCCGTTGCCGGCACTATTGGCGTCGGTCCCGCTCCCGTTCCCTTTCCCTTTCCCTTTCCCTTTCCCTTTCCATGAGCGAACAATCGAACCCGTGGCCCAAGATTATCCCGCGTGCCGTCGCCGTCGCGCTTTCCCGCACTCGCGACCGATACGGGCGCCCGTTGCTGCCCGAGTGCGAGATACAGGCCTTGCCTGACCTGGCCGCCCGTATCTTGGTTCGGTGCCTTGACGATACGGGCACGGCCTTCCAGCAGGCCGAGTGCCCGGACGATCTTGCGGCCCGCGTTGTCGGGTCGGTCCGATCGGCGGCCACGCTCGCACTAGGTGCAACGCGTAGCGGGAACCAGCGCGGCCGCTCGATTCGCTCGCAAGCGTACGGGCGTGCGAGCGTGCGAGCGGGGGATCCGCTTGACCCCGATTGCGAGGGCCCGGACCCGTTCTCTGCATCGGAGATTCGCGAGGAATCGCGCGCTATCCTCGATTCGTTGTCCGATCGGGCGCGCGCCGTGCTACGTGTGCAGCGTGGCGAAACAGCTCGACCGGTCGACGTTCCCGATCGGACCTGGCGTCGCTGGACAGCATCGGCGATCGCCGAAGCGTCCGATCGGATCGAAGACCGCAGACACACGCGTCGGCCCGCGCCCGCGCCCGCGCCCGCGCCCGCGCCCGCACTTGACGCCGCTACGCGTGCCCGGCTTGACGCGTTGCGCCCGTTGATCGCCCGCGCCGCCCGTCCGATCCCCGCGCCGCCCGCGCCGCCCGCGCCGCCCGAGTTGTCGGAGGTTGAACGGGAGGCGGCCGCCCGTGCGAGTTTGGTCGGGCTTCCCCGTCGGTTGTGGCCGGACCTGGATTCAATGCGGCCGCATTGGCGTCGCGCCGCGCTTGCGATCCTAGCGGCCGAGTAGGTCGCGCCGCGTGCCGGGCGGGCCGCGCCGGATCTGCCCGGCCGCCGCCCGCCGCCCGCCCGCCCGCCCGCCGTGGCGCGAGGCCGACCCCCCGGCCTTGCCCCCGGCGGCTCTCCCCCCGCCCCATAGCCACCGCCCCTTGCGCCCGCCCGGCAAAATCGGGAGACTAAACGGCGCATGGTATCCAACTCAGATTACAAACCCGACGATATACGGAACGCCCTCTTCCGCATCTGGCGGGACCCCTTGGCCTTCGGCGAGGCATTGGGCTACAAGGGCGAGCCCAGCAACAAACGTAAGCGTTTCGGCGACTTCCACCGCCGGATGCTTGAGCATGTACACTCTCGCCCGAAGACCAGCACGATCGTCCCGCGTGGCCACGCCAAGTCCACGCTGATCACGGTCATCGACACCTGCCACCACCTTTTGCGCCACCCCGAGTCGCGCAATCTCATCGCCTGCGCCACCCTTGACCTCGCCCGCAAACTTGTCGGGGAAATCCGTGACCGCCTCAACGGCGACCTCGAACTCCTCCCTGGACTCTACATGCCCGTGCGGGAGGCTTTCCCGTGGCTTGCGCTGCAAGGTGACGTGCGCAAATCGGGCCCGTGCGACCAGTTCAACATCGCAGGCCGAGCCGGAAAAGGGCGCGAGCCTTCCGTGTTCGCCGCCTCCGTCGAGTCGAACCTAGCGGGCAACCACCCGACGCGCGCCGTCATCGACGATCCGGCTAACGAGCAGAACAGCCGCACCTTCACGCGCCGCCAGAAGGTCATCGACTTCATCGAGGCCCTTGAGCCCCTGATGTACGCGCCCGACTCGCCGATCAACCACATCGGCACCCCTTGGGCTTTCCAGGACGTGACGGCCTTCCTGTCGCGCCGCGATGACTGGGCGCAGTTCCGCTTCGGCGTCTGGGACGGAACGAACCCCGCGAGCGGCCAGGCGGACGGAGAGGGCCCTGGGCCGGAAGGCGCTTGGCCCCTGTGCCCGGAGTTCCTGAACGCGGACGAGATCAAGGAGAAGGAGCTTGGCTTGAGCCGCACCTTCTTTTCGGCGCAGTACCTCTGCGAGCCGGTCCCAGCCGAGGAGGCGGTCTTCGACCCCGCCCTGGTCGCGGCGGCCACGGACCCCGACCTCACCCTGAAGAACCTGCCGGACGGACACGAGATCTTACTCTATGATCCGGTCGCGCGCATTGAAGGCGCAAAGGGCGACCTCAACGGCGTCGTCGTAGTCCGCGTGCTCCCGGCCCACCGCCTGAACCTGAAGGGCTTCCCGCCCGACCGGAACATTTTCGTGCCCGTGCGCGCGGTGGAGCTGCCCGGCGGCGCAGACGCGGCGGCCTGCTGGATTGAGGACGTTTGTGTCCGAGTCACCCCAAGCTCAAAAGTCTTTGGATCGAGAAGGTGGCATCTCAGTCTCTCTTTGGCCCTTGGCTAGAGGAGCGCGGTCGAATCAAGGGGATCAAGATTCGCGGCCAGAAGATCGGCAACGCCTCGCTGACCTATCGGTTGATGAGCCTGCAAACGGCGATGCGGAAGGGCTACTTGGTTTTCCCAAAAGAGTTCCCTGGCCGAGAACTTCTAGTCCAACGCTTGATCGAGTACCCGCTCTCTGACTCAGATGATCTTATCTCTGCCCTTGCGCTTTTGAGTACAATGGTGGAGCGACGCGGCGAGTTGCCCGGCCTTCCGGCGAGTGACCTGCCGCCTTCGGCGCTGCGGGTCTGGAACACTTCACCGACGAATGGAAACTACTGGCCGAACGGGTAAGCCTTACACGCTGGACGAGTCAGCGGCCCAGGCATTGACGGGGCTGGTTCAGCGTGCCCAGGACGCTTTGTACGAGCCGCTTTCCGGCAACGAGAAGCTCATCGCGGACATCTACACGGGCCGCGACCCGCTGGGCGGCCTGGGCGCGCTGATCATTGGCGACCAGGGGTTGCCCGCTCACCGACTCAACGACGCCCTCTCGGTGGCCTCTTGGCGTCCGCCGGAGACGACGGCCAACCTGTTCTTGTCGCGCCTGCGCCAGATCGTGACCAACCTGACGCCCGGCATTCCGACGTTCCGGGTGAAGGCGCGGGTAGCGGGCGCGGCCCAGATGGCCGACAAGCAGAATCAGATCACGCGCATTATGACCGACCACGGCGACCTGCGCAGCGCCATGCGTAAGGCCGCATTCGTCGGGATGCTTTCTCCGTACTTCGGAGTAAAAGTAACGTATGACGAGTCGGAGCCGATCACCTACAACCGCGTCCACTACAGCGCGGTCGAGCCTCGGGACTGCGGCTACGAGCCGTTCCACCGCCGATTCACCTGGCATTCCTACGACATGCAATGGAGCGATCTCCCTGAGCATTGGAAGCCGGACTATGGCGACGGCGACTCGGCCCCCCTCCCTTGGGAGATTGTGCGCGTCACCGAGGTCTACCATTCGGGTTTCCGGCACGGGCACTCCGACACGAGCAAGGGCTGCCCGATGTCGATTTTCGTTTCGCGCCACGCCGAGAACCGCACGGACAACGTGGCCCTAAAGCCGCGCTCCGACATCATCAATGCGCTCGGAACTTACGTCGTAACGGAGAGCATCCCCGCCTGCCCTCTGGTCATCGGCAACTTCCTCGACCCCGCTCCGAGCGAAGATGTTCCCGCCGCCGAAGTGCTCTCGTGGATCCCGCTGATGCGCATGATTGTGCAAACGCTGGTGCAGATCGACCGCGAGGTCAGGACGAGCAACAACACCATCCTGTACGACAAAAACGCCATCAGCGATGACGCGATCCACGCGATTCGCGGCGTAGTCCCAGGGGGCACGGTCTTCGTTGGCGTAGACTCCGACGACAATGCGCGCGGCGTCAACGCAACCATGCGCCCCGTAGAACAAAGTTCGGTGCTCAATGAATACCTTGCGGCGCTTTCTACTTACATGCGTCTATTCGATGACGTTACTGGCGTATCGCCTTCTGATCGCGGAGTACCCACAAACCCGCGTAAGTCGGCAACTGAGGCTGCTGCGATTACTGAGGCGGCATCGCGCCGCAACCAGGACCGCCTCGAAGTCATGGCTAAGATGTGGTCTGAAATCGCCAAAGTCGGTTTCAAGTACCAGCGCCGGATCTTCGGAAAGCAGCTAGAGGTCCCCCTTCAAAACGGAGTCGTCCGCGTCCTCCCGATCCCCGACCCCGTTACCGCGTGCTTCACGTTCGACGTTGACCCTGTGGAACTCGGCCACCTTTCCAACCAGGGCGACATTCAGGCGTTGATGCAGTGGCTCACGGTGACGACCAACGCCCAGCAGGCATTCCAGGGCGGCATCCCCCGCATGACGCGAGAAGCGTTGCGCCGCCTCGGCAATGCCATGGGGATCGAGGACGCGGACATTTTCTTGGACGCCCCGACAATCGAGCTTGGCCCCGAAGAACGCTACATCCGCCACCTGCAAACGCAGGAGCCGATCATCGTGTTCGAGGATGACCAGCACGACATGTACGTCGCGTACTACACGAAGATGCAGCAGGCGGCGCTGACTCGCGGTGACTCGCCCGAGTCGCTGATGACCCTGCGCCAAGCGATCGACATGCACTCGATGTACGCGGCCCGCCGCCGGGAGGTCATCCGCCCTGGCCAGATCGGCGAGATCGTCCCCGGCATCGGCGCGGGAACAGGCGAAGTGGACAACAACCTGCTGTCCGCGCTGGCCATGAACCAGGTGCCGTCGCCCATCCCGCAGGGCGGTATTGGAGCCTACTGATGCTTTACCCTTACTACTGCTCGGACTGCGACGCCGACTTCGAGGTGTCCAAAAGCATGTCGGTTGCTACCCGTCCCGAGCGTTGCCCCACCTGCTCGAAGGTGATCAGCGAGCAAAACCTTGGGGCCAAGAAGATCCGCGGCCACGTTTCGACTGAGGCGGCCTGGACTGGCGGGAAGATGATCCCCCAGCTGCACCCGGCCCACCCCGATCGAGTGGTCACCTCGAAACGCCAAATGGAAGCCGTGTACAAAAAGCACGGCATCGACCTTGATACGGGCAAGTTCGTCTCGAAGGAAGCCCAGATCAAGGCCACCGTTCCCCGACATTTGCGCACGGGCGCCGTACCTAGTGCGGTGTCCGGGGTGCAAGAAAAAAGCTGACTTTTTGAGGCAGTTCGTGCTACCTTGAACACGAGTCAGGAACCTTCAAACCGAGCCGAAAGGTAACCGTGTCTGAAACATCCGACATCGAAACCCCCGCCCCCGAGGAAAGCCAATCTGTAACTCCTGTCGATGCCCGCGTCGCTGACGAGGTAGACATCGCCGAGGAAGCAGGTAAAGCGGCTACTGGTCAAGCGACCGATCCGAAGGAGCATCGAATCCGTTCCCTGGAAGATCTCGAACTGGACGGCGAAATCCGCTCCAAGATCGAGTCCTACGTCAGCAAAGCCATCAACGAAGCCGTCTCAAAGCACGACGCTAGGCAAAAGAAGAAGCTCGACAGCGAGGGCTACATGAGCCGTCAGCAGATCGAGGACCTTCTGGCCGCCAAAGACGCCGAGTTGAAGCAGCGCGAGGCTGCCCGCGAGCGTTTCTTGAACGTGTTGGGATCTGAAGGCATTGCGCCTGGATCCGAAAAGTACCGCAAGATCCAAGAAACGTACCGCGATGCCATCGAAGAGGGCACTCTCCGCCCGGAGATCCTGCTCTCGGAGGCGGGCATTCGCACGCTGGTCGCCATTTCGGGTGTTTCGAGTCGGTTGAACGCTGAAGCGGCAGGTCCCCGTTCGGGCTTGGCGCGGAGCCAGCCTTCGCCGGACGGCTCGGTGGCATTTGCAGACGGAACCTTGCAACTCAACGCGCGCAAGGGCGAGGACGCGACGCTTGAAGACCGGATGCGCCGTGCGATCGAGGCTTCCCTCGACCAGTGAGCTAACCAATGGCTATCCCCACTTACAACCAGACTCTCGACACGATGGTCTCCACCGCGCTGGAGACCTACTCGCGCGATCCCATCAACGCCCTCACCGACTCCGGTGAGAAGTTCCTGAAGGCGGCTGCTTCTCAGGGCCGCGTCTTCGTCGTCAACGACGCCGAGACTGTTCGCCACCCCATCCTCTACGGACACGGCGAAGACTCGTCGCTCTACACGCCGGATAAGCTGTCGGGCACGCCCGACGTGAGCAACCTGAGCGAGTCGGCGAAGGAAATCCTTACGCAGTCGATGTTCTTCATGCAAGCCGGCACGCGGAACATCAACTTCCCGCAGTCGCAGCCGCCGGGCAACCTGATTGACTACGT